GTACTGACTAAGTGCGATATATTATGGTCGTTCTGCTTTGCCAAGCAAGATGATCCCTTGTTTTATGGATGGGTATCGGCTACACAAAAACTTGCTTCGGGCAATATGGACTATATCAAGTCTCATTTAGAATTTAATGACAAGATTCGTTACTACTTTGGTAATCAAAAAGGACGCAAGTGGACAGAAGAGGATATTGAATTAAAGAACGGATGTAAATTGCTCTCGAAATCTAATGTATCGGGTATTCGTGGTGGAGCAAAACTTCATAAACGATACGATTTAATTATATTGGATGATTTTGAAGATGAGAATAATACACTTACTCCAGAAGCTAGAGCTAAAAATGGAAACCTTATCACTGCGGTTGTTTATCCTGCTTTGGAGCCTCATACTGGTCGGCTTCGTATCAATGGTACACCTGTGCATTTTGATTCTTTTATTAATAATCTAATTACCAATAGTGAAAAAGCCAAAAAAGATAAAAAAGATTTTGCTTGGGATGTAAAACTATACAAAGCAATAGACAAAAAAGGAAATTCCCTTTGGAGTAGTTGGTTTCCTAAAGAAAAGCTAGAAGAAAAGAAACGCTTTTACCGAGATAGCGGCATGCCTGCCAAATTTTATCAAGAATATATGATGGAAGTACAAAGTGAAGAAGATAGTGTTTTTAATTCTCGGCATATTAAATATTGGGATGGGCATTACGAATGGAATAGTGACCATCAATTAGGATATATTTGGCATGACGACCAAATGAAACCAGTTCAAGTATTTGTTGGAGTAGACCCTGCAACTGACGTTAATCGTAGAGATAGCGACTATAGTGTGCTAATGGTTGTAGCAGTTGATATGGATAATTCAGTTTATGTAGTTGATTATATCAGAGAAAGAGGACTACCTGTTATGTCTATTTTAGGGGAAGGGAAATTGGGCATAGTCGATCATATGTTTGAACTTGCTCATAAATACCATCCTAATTTAATGGTAGTAGAAGATACTACAATGTCTAGACCGATATTTCAGTCTTTAAAATCCGAAGCAATGCGTAGAAATGACTTTTCGGTTAAGTGGAAAGAAGAAAAACCTGGTACTAGAATGACCAAGCGTGATAGGATACAAGGAATACTTTCTCAACGGTTTGCCGTCGGTCAAATATTTATTAAAAAAAATCATTACGATTTACACCATGAAATAGTTACATTTGGGAACCGTATGGCGCATGATGACGTAATTGATGCACTCGCCTACGCGGTAAAATACGCCTCTCCTCCTCAGAGTCTCGTAAAAGAAAACGGGACATATCTGCGTAAATCCAAGTTCCGTCCAAAGAGTTGGACATTAGCTTAGTGGCTAAAAAGCAAGATAAAAGAGCTGATAGAGTACGAAGATTATTCGATGCTATCAACGATAGTCATAGACAAAATTGGGAAACAGTAAACCAAGAAGGTCATGACTTTTATTTAGATAATCAAATTTCTGAACAGGATGTAGACACTTTGCGAGAGCAAGGAATGCCTACGTTTACCGTTAATCGAATTATTCCTGTTGTAGAAATGCTCAATTATTATGCTACCAATAATACACCAAGGTGGCAAGCCGTAGGAGTAGAAGCTTCCGATAGTGATGTTGCAGCAGTCTTTTCTGATGTTGCTGATTATATATGGAATAACTCCGAAGGTCAAACGCTTTATAGTAATGTCATTAATGATGCCATTACAAAATCAATTGGATATTTACAAGTTGCAATAGACCCAAATGCTGACAATGGAATGGGTGAAGTAATACTTCAACAACCTGACCCATTTGATGTTTATATCGACCCGAAGTCTCGTGATCCATTATTTCGAGATGCAAGTCATGTTATTATTCGTAAAGTATTACCTAAAGCTCAATTGGTCCAAATGTATCCTGAATTTAGGTCAAAGATTCAAAAATCCTCTTCCAGACATGCCACAGATTATGATTATTCAGACAAACCACTTAATAGTGCTGATTTTCAGTACAAAGAGATTACTACTGGATATGATAGTGAGGGAGCTTCAAGTGAACTTGTAGAATATTTTGAGGTCTACGAAAAAGAAAATAAAAAATTCTGCAATGTATTTTATCAAAAGATTCCTAGTGAAGAAGAACTTGCTCAAGTTAAAAAACAAGTAGATACACAAATAGCAGAAATGACTGCCGAGATGGAAGTGCAACTACAAGAACTTCAGAATGAACTACAACAAGGTGTTCAAAGTGGAGAAATACTTCCTGATAGAATGGAGCTTGAACTTCAGAAAAGAGTAAAAGAAAATGAAGCACAATTGGCTCTTGCTAGTCAACAGTTAATGGCTCAAGCACAAAAAGAAATGTCTGTCATTGAAAACAGAGTTATTACCGCAGAAGAATATAAAGTATTAAAAGAAGATAAAGAGTTTGCTCCGATGATTGTAGACCATGTTTTCTTTTATAAGTCACAGATCAAATTATTAAAAGTTGCAGGGAATATCACCCTTTCAGAGGATATTTTGCCTGTTGAAAACTACCCTCTGGTTCCCTTTATGTATAAATGGACAGGAACACCTTTTTCAATGAGTGCCGTTGCCCCTTTGGTTGGAAAACAGCAGGAAATCAACAAAGCACATCAGCTTATGATACACAACGCTTCATTGGGCAGTTCTTTACGTTGGATGTATCAAGAAGGTTCCATTGATACGGCATATTGGGAAAAATTTGCAACTGCCCCAGGAGCCTTATTGCCTGTCAATCAAGGTTTTGAATCTCCGAAAGAAGTGATGCCAGCCCAATTATCAGGAGCCTTTTATCAAATTGTGCAAAATGGGAAAGCAGATATGGAATACCTAGCAGGTATTTACGGAACATCTATGGGTTCGCCTGATAAAGACGTAGAAACGTATCGAGGCTTACTTGCATTAGATGAATATGGTACTCGTAGGGTAAAACAATGGTTAAAAAGTAGTATAGAACCATCACTTAAACAATTAGGTGAGATAGTTAAAGATTTTAGTCAAGGTGTGTACAAGGCTCATAAAGTAATGAGAATTGTTCAGCCTAATAATATAGAAAAAATGAAAGAAGTAGAAATCAATGTTCCAATTTATAATGATTATGGAGATGCGATTGGGAAATGGAACGATTATTCTACTGCAAAATTTGATGTTCGTATTGTTGCAGGGTCAACACTCCCTGTAAACAGATGGGCATATTTAGCAGAATTAAAAGAGTTGTTAAAACTTGGCATTGTAGACGATATAGCGGTACTTGCTGAAACAGACATTCGGAATAAAGAAAAAATCGTTCAACGAAAGAGTTTATACTCACAATTACAAAGCCAATTAGAACAATTACAAGAGCAAGTTAAAGATAGAGAAGGTACAATAGAAACTCTATCAAGACAGTTGGTCCAAGCGGGTATCAAAGAAAAGGTCACGCAAGGAGAGAAACAAGTTGCAAAAGCAGTAATGGATAGACAATTATCCGAAGGTCGTTCTGCAGATAGAACCAAAGCCGAATCTGACTTGCAACGTCAAATGCTCAAACAGAATTCATTAATATCAAATGGAGTACCAAATGAATAGTGAAACACAAACGGTAGACAACCCAGTTACAGAACAATCTGATGTAGATGACGCTGTATTTGGCTCTACAACAGGATTCTTTGAAGACCTTGATCGTGAAGTGAATGGTGCGATTCAAGAAGGCGAAGAACCTCAAAAAGAAGAAAAATCAGAAGAACCTTCTGAAGAAACTCCCATGTTTACGGAATTAAACGATGTGGACTCTAAAGAAGATAAAACTGATTGGAAAAAGCGATATTCAGATTCATCACGTGAGGCTCAAAAAATTAAACAAGAGCTAGATGAGATGAGCCGTTTTAAACCATTCGTGGAAGCCTTACAAAATGATGAAGGCTTAGTATCAACAATAAGGGATTATGTGCAAAACGGAACTAAACCTAAAAGTGTCAAAGAAGATTTAAATCTTCCTGATGATTTTATATTTGACTCGGATGAAGCATTCTCAAACCCTGATAGTGATAGCGCGAAAGTTTTTAACAGTATGATTTCTCGTGCGGTCAATAATCAAGTAGAAACGAAACTTTCTGCTCAAGAAAAGACCATGCAAGAAAAAAGTGCTAAAGCGGAACAGGAACGTGAAGCTATGGAGTTTAAGAAGAAAATGAATGTAAATGATAATGACTTTGAAGACCTAATGAATTGGGCAGATGAGCATAAAATATCATTTGAAGACATTTATTTTTTAAAGAACAAGGATGCTTTCATGTCAAATGTTGCCAAAAACACAAAGAGCGATATGCTTAATCAGATGAAGGCGGTGCGTAGCATTCCAACATCTGCAGGAGCTACAAACTCTCGTGCAAAGGCGACAGACCCTAATGATGCGGTATTTGATGCATTAAAAGGGTTGGATAATCAGGTGGATTCTTTATTTGATTAGGTTGTTTTGTAAATAATCTATAAAAGATAAAAGGAGTACACAATGGCTGACAGTCCATTATTTCTTAGTACATTAGACCAAGCTCCTTCCGCGAAGGGTGCAAGCCCAGATACAGGTGGAAGTGGCATCGGTGATCTCAGAAGACGAT